TAAATTCATGACTGCCATAGGATTAGCTTTTACTAATACAGAAGACATAAATGTTCTGTGAGCTTTAATGTGAAGCTCATGGTTTTGTTCAGGAAAAGCTTGTAAAGGTGTACCTCGTAAAACAACACTATGTTCTATTGCTGGATCTTGTGGTTGAGGTTGAGGTGGGATAGGTAAAATCTGTTCAATATCTTTTACCCCTAACGCAATGTACATTCTTCTGTAGGCTTCACGTAAATTGTGCATTTGAGGATTTGTTTGTGCAAGTTGTAATTGATTTTGTGCAAGCGTCACTCTTTGTGACATAGAGAAAATGTTTGGATCGGATACAGGTAGAATGTCAATGTTGTCATCAAAGTCGATTGCTTTAATTTCTCTTGGACCACCGGGTACATTGAAAGGATAAACAGGTGGTAATGCTAGTTTGAAAATACGAGCAAGTAATTCAAATTCTTTTTTCTGTGCGTAGTGTAATCTTTTGTGAACAGCAGACATCACTTTGGTGCCACGTTCCATTAGGGCCATTGTTGTGCCCACTGGAGTTTGTGAACTACCTATTTCTGATAACTGCATATCAGCAACAGTTGCAAATTGTTTTGCAGCATCCACACAGAAACCAAGTAACTGCATTAATACTTGGTCAGGACCTTTGTATGGTAAAGGCATTAACGCTTCACGAATGATTCCGTTTGGTGCGTCTACGTCTCTAAACTCACCAGGTTGTAAAGGTTGATCATCATCACGAATACGAAGACCTCTTGCTTTATAACCAGCAGGTAAGTTAGATAAAGTACCAGCATCAAGTAATTGTCTAAGAGCAGTTGTAGCAGTTCTTGTTAAACCACCAATCATGTGGATCAAACCAAAGCCATAAAAACCTAGACCTGGTAAAAACTTGTAATGAACAAAGTATTCATTCTTTCTCTTTAACGGATCTGCTTCACCGTAGTTTCTGTAAACAGATAAAACTTTATTCGATGTTCTATCAATCGTTACAACATAAGGTAATTTGATACCGCTGGGCATACCATTTCGAGGATTAATATCTTCAAAACCTTCTAAATCTAAATCAATGTGAACTTCATAAAGTTCAGTCATATCCTGCATGCCATAGTTTGTCGGATTGGTGCCATCAATTCTGTCCATTTTTTCTTGAATGTCAGAAGTTTGATCGCCGTCGTATGGCTGTAAATCTATGTCACGATAAAAACCAGAAACTTGTTTCTTACGAACATCATTCATAGACATCTTAAGAACTTGTGTAATACGATCACAAGTATCTAAATCAGATGCACCATAAGGCACAATGATATCTTCTGCAGGAACAAATTTAGAAGTTGCTCTATTTAAAACTTCATCAAAATAAACTTTTTTAAATGCACTACCAGAAAGTGGTAATTGAAATAACAATTGATCCATCTCAGGATTGTAGTCTTCCATGACATGAGTAATCTCATAGTTCATATACTCTTTGACACGTTCTGCTGACATTTGTAACTGTTCATTGACTGCACCCACTACTTGTGTTCTGACAGGACCATCACTTGGTAAAAGTTCTACATATGCCATCGCTTGAAACTGAGTAACTGCTTGCGCTAAAACAGGGTGATTAACACTTGCTGCACCACGGAAAGGACGTGTGCGTTCTTCGTACTTAAAACCTAGAAGGTCTAAACCTTTGGTATATGCTTGTTCCCAATCTTCACGAGATGCTTTGTCGTCATCAATTTTGTCAATTAAATCATTGGATAGAGATTGTAAATAATCTTCATCTAAAATCTCTGCTAAGTTGGAATTAAAACCAGATGCAACAGGAACATCTTCTTCCCCTACAATTGCAGAACCATCTTCAATGATTTCTACATTAGGTTCGCTTGATGTTTCTAAATCTACTGTTGTACCAGTTTCTTCTACTTGAACATCATCCTCACTTGCTCCACCTGCTTCATCACGGGCTAAGTAAGGCGTGTCTGCTGTGCTATCGTATTTATCTACCATATTCTCCGTATATATCTGTTATTGAAACTAAACTATCTTTATCAATACTTCCACCAGATTTTTTCTTAAACAGATACATCGGTTGTTCTGCTTGTGGCGAATCTAGTGTGATTGTAAACATTTTTACTTCCTGTGGATTAAATTCCTCAATTACTATTTGTGCATCCTCTAAGGAATCACCCTCTTTGAAAGGTTGTAATATATATCCTTTCTCAGTATCTGAAGGTAAAACATAGTAATCCATTGTTTGACCTGGAGCTACTTCTCTTGTCAAAGCAACTTTAAATGAAGATGCAAGAGCATCACCCTCTGAGTAACCTTGATAAGGGTCTCCCGAAATCATTCGTTTTATTTGCTCATCAAAGAAAGGTTGAACTTCCTCATCAGATAGAGATGCACGAGGCACTTCTTCTTTTAGAATATCAAACTTGTTGCCATCAATATTTCTATTGTAATATCTTAATCCTTTAGTTGCTTTAGTAGGATCAATAATAGCTTCAAATTGTGCTGTACCACCATACTTCTTCGCAATGTTTTTCATTTGTTGAATCGCAACCTTGCCATATAAATCTTCAAACTTTTTAGCTGCGTCAGAACCAGGTGTTTTGCTCCAACGTCTGTTGACTAAGTCAGCAGGGAAGATAGCAACTTTGTTAATACCTTTTGACTGAGCATCTTTGATCGTTGCTTTCAATAATAAATCTACATAGTCAGGTTGTTTGTTAAAAGGTATGGGAGGAAATAAAGTTAAATCTTTTTTACCGTACCCGAATCCATCATCTAAATATGAGAATGTTTGACTTTCTGCAATATTTCGAAGCTCCTCTGTTTCTCTTGTTCCAGGAACTTTAACTCCACTTAATATGGTATCTAATTCTCCAGAACGATTTAAGTCTTGTAACTTATTTAAAACCTCCATTTGTTGTTGGTTAATTTGTGTGAGCAAAGGTCCTGTTTCTGGATTTGTTTGAGCAATATCTGCTTTGACCGCAGCATCAATTTGTTTTTGTAAATCTTGGATGTCTTGAGCAAAGCCAGGAATTAATTCTTTTGCTGCTTCATTAGGAAAAGGTTTAATTAAATTACTATTATCTTCGAGGGCTTGAATTACATTTGGAGGATATTGTTGATTGAGATTCTCCATCATTCGCTGACCTTCCATGATGTCATACTCACTTGTCGACTGTAGCTTTTGTTGAGCCTTTGCTCTAAAATTTTCAATTCTTCTTAACATTGCATTAAGACGTTCTTGTTCTTTTCGTACAGTGGTCAACATGTCAGTTTGTAATTCTTGAATGACCGCAATTGGTCGACCGTCTTTACCTGTGTAGTTTGCAACACGTGTAAATCCAATGACGTTAGGTTCTTCGTAATGTCCACTTTGTACATAGGGTTTTGTTTCACCAGGTAAAGGTCCTGCCTCTACCACAATCTCTCTGTACTCTGATCCGATTTCATCTAAAGGTTGATTACCCATTTCTTTATGTCTTTGTTTTCCAGAATACTGCGAATAAGCAGGATCTTGGTTTAGACGCACAGGAGCATCTTCTTTAACCTTAAAACTTAAATTACCAATAGGTGAAGTTTCGTAGTAATCAATTAATTGTGTTTGTGTAATTTTTTGATTAGGGAAGTATGCTTCAAAGTCACGAAGGTATTGTTCTAAACCAGAGTCTTTCAGTTCAGCAACAGGAGATTGTTTTCCTTTCACTAAAAAATCTGCCCACGCTTGTGGTGTCGCTGCCTTAGGAGCGTTGGGATCCATGATTGCTTCTAAGGTGTAAGAGCGAAACGGAAAGTCTTGAGGTTGCACGACTTGTGTTGCAGGCAATGTTGTTCCTTCAGGTGCGTCGACTGCTTCAGGTTCTGTAATCTTTTTGGGTGTTTGCACGCCATCAACTTTGCCAAAAAGTTTAAATAGTTTTGTGGGATTGAACGCATATAGATTACCAGATTCCACCGCTTCTGAAAAATAGTCCTGTCCTTCAAAGGCAGGATCAGGTGCGAACTGTTGTTGATTGAGATTAGTTAAGGGATCACCGCCCATGGCCATCTTCACAGGACCACCTTTTTTAAAAGCAAAAGGATCTTTAGCATATTCACTCACAGGCATGCCTTTTCGAATTTCTTGCTCAAGCCCACGCCTTTGTTGTTGTCTTGTAGGTCTACCTAATTGACTTTGATAAAATTCAATCTTTTCAGGATTCTCTATGAGTCTATCAAAATATTTTTTTATATAATCAAGCATATAATTAGCTTCTCTTACAGGATCATTTATATCTCTTAAAGATTTTTCTGTTCCAATAAATAGTAAATTACGATCAGCATTTAAACCTCGATCTTTTAAAACATCTACAACTCGATCACTATTAACATAGTAGGCTCCAGCCATGTTTCTTTTTTTAAACATGTCATCAAAAAGTTTTATGGTATTGACATATTGATTTACTTTTTCCATATCACCTTGAGTAATTGCTTTTCTAATATTGCTTAATTGTGTTGCGATTCTTTTTTCAACTTTTGACTGAAGTTGAACGTTATGTGCAGCGGAATTTATTTTTATATTTTCTGCTCTATCCGCAATTTCCGCACCTTGTCTTTTAGAAGCTGGCATCGTGTGAGAAAGTTGTGCACCATAAGTTTGTTTTAAAGCTCTTAAAAAATCATTCTGCCCATCTATATTAGTTAGATCAGTTTTTTTCTTTCTTCCTTTATCATACTGTTTGATAAAGTTTTCTCTAAATTTTAAAAGTTTTGGATCAGATGTTTCATTTATAAATAAATCTTTAAAATAATCCCTCATTACAAGATTAGCTTCTTTAGCAGCTTCAGCATTCATTTTGAAAAGACCTGTATCAAAGCCCATACCTTCTTTAATGTCGTCTTGTAATCTTTTACTCATGATGTTGGGTTCAACTAAATACTCAGCTTCACTTTGTTCCCCTAATAAAGATTCAATATATTTTTTTCTAGCTTCATTTCGTTCTGATTTAGAAAGTGTTTTAATCTCATCTTGCATATCAAATTCATCACGAGTAAGAGCACCTTGTTGTCTTAGCTTATCTACTTCTCTTTGAGGATTTTTTCTAATAGTGTTAACTAAAAGTTTTTGTGTTCCTGTGTCTATATTTCTACCAAAAAACCTTTCTACAATTTCCGTCGCTTTATCATAAACACTTTGATTTGTATCATCGAGGATTCTTTGAATTGGATCCAAAGAAGCTCCCTCAGGAATACCTGGTCTTTTTCCTGTCCCTGGGTAAATTTCTTTCAATGTTTTTTCATCAATTATACCTTGATCAAAAGCTTCACGAATTCTTTTTTCATCTAAAGTAACTAAACCCCTCTCTTGTAGAAATCTTCTCAACACATTGTATTTATCAAAATCAACTCTGGGATATTGTGCTTGTAAAATTTTTTTCTGTCTGAGCATTTGCTCAATTTTATTTTTTGTACCTTCTCTTCTTGCAACTACAGATGCTTCTAATGTAAATCTACTTGGTTTTTGTCCAATACTTAATTCAGGAAATTCTCGTTTTATTCTGTCGTAACTTGCTCCATATTCATCAGCTAATCTTTTTAAAGATCCAGGCTCAATTTTATCTTTGTTTTTTTTAATATACTCAATTAGTTTTTTGGTTGCTGGTGTAAGTGAAGGCTCAGGAAAAGGATATAAGCCATCTTCATCAGTTCCTTTTCTATACTCTAGTCTTTTGACACCAAATTTAAGTTGTCCTTTTCTTGCATAATAATCTTTGGCATTTCTAATTTTTTCTACAGTAAGCCCCTTGACTCCTGATTTTTTTTCAACAGCTTCTACAAACTCTTCTCGAGAGTCAAATTTTTTACCCTCATCCCACAGGTCTGCTTCCGCATTAGCGATTTTACTATTATCAGTTAGTTTATATCCAGCCTTAGGTGAAGGCTCAACTAATGCTCCTGATCTTTCTGTTTTTGGTCTATCAATAGAGGCAGGTGTTGAGGAAGCTAACCCTTCGCCTTTTTCTGCTTGATAAACAACTCCAGAAGGCGTAGCGCCTTGACCACCAAAAGTTTGTTTTACCTGTTTAACTTCAGGAATATCTAAAGAACTTTTTAAAACATCATCAATCTTAGTAAAACCTTTTGAAGCTAGTTTTGCTGCAATACCTGGAAAGACAAAATCTAAGGAACTGACTGGTGCCATAGCAATTAATCCAAAATCACCTGCTGTAAGTAATTCTCCTCTCGCAGCTTTTTCTATTGCTGCTCTCTCATCGCCATACATAAATTGTCCTGCGCTACCTAAAATTTCAGCAGGATTAAAACCTTGATAACCTTTTGACACTAAGTTCTTTTCTAGTTCTCCTAAAGCAAGTATTTGTTCTCTAGAGCCCTGTGGTAGTTGTAGTATATTTTGAATTACAGGTTGTGCTTCTTGAAGTAATTGTTGATTTAAAATTTTCTTTTGTTCGATCTGCTGTTTGAGTTCTTCTTCAGGAGTAACTGCTTTATAAAAAGGTTCGAACACTTTTCCATACTCTTGAGTAAGCGCAATATCTTGTAATTCTTTTTGAATCTCTTCCATGGTCCGTGGTTCATCGACTTTGGGACTTGTAGGAATAGTAGGTATTTCTTTAACAGAGTACGCTGGATCCGCTTCGTCTCCTACGATCATGTCATCCATTGGGTTATATACAGCCATTAATAATACTCCGGTTCTGGTCCATGGTCCACGGGCTCATCTTCGTAGTCATCGTTCAACGATACAAAGTTACCCTTACGGAACCTTAATAATGCTTGGCTCATCGAGTCAACTAAGTCGTCGTGTTCCGCATGAGGGAACATGGCACACTCTTCAATCATCTCTTCAGCCCAGCGTTCTTTTGGTGCCCACACTGCTCCTGCTTCGAAAACAGGTGCAACTGCATGCACTCTGGATAACTTATCATTACCACGAGAAGGTGTAAAGTTGATAACAGGAATACCAACCTGACGTAATTCTTGTATCAGAGGTAAGCCCGAGGCTTTTGCTTCAACAATCACGGACTCTGGTTCCCAGTATTTATACTGATCAATCGCAATCTTTTTTAATTCAGGAAACTCAAAACGATCTTTGACCACATCTAACAAAATTATATTGGGTGTGACTTCATCAGGATAGAATACACCCCATGTAGAGATCGCACTATAGTCACCTGTTTCTTTTTTGGTAAAAGCTGTGTCGTAGGATTGAATAATATGCGAGAGCATCGGCATTGATTTCTTATCCCATATCTTCCACCACTCTCTTTTGATGATAGCCCCTTCTTCACCGGTGGGGTTCTGTTGCCATTGCGCCTGCCACTTTTGTTCAGATAAGGATGCTTTTACCGCTTCTAATTCTTCTAACTTCCAATAATTAGGCCAGACAGGTTTATTGTTAGGCAAGATTGCTGGAAACTCAATTACGTCCCACTGATCCGCTTTCACTTCACCCATGGCTCGAAGTAAGTTACCTGTTAAATCTTTTTCACTCCAACGTGTCATCACGCAGACAATACTACCGCCAGGTTGTAAACGCTGACGAGGACCTGAGGTATACCACTCCCAT